AAAGCATGAGTGAAGATTGGGTAAGAGACATTAATGGTATGCATCGTTATTACGGTGTCAATGAGAAGGTTCAGGACTTTGATGCCGATAAGCTGAAGCAGTTCCTTCGGTTTCGCATGTCGTTCCTTGATGAAGAACTGACTGAAACAAAGAATGCAGTTCGCGATAACGATGCCGAGGAAATCGTTGATGGTCTGATCGACTTGTGTGTCGTGGCTATTGGCACGCTCGATTCGATGGGTATCGATTCGTATGAAGCATGGAATAAGGTACTTCGTGCTAACCTTTCAAAGGAGGTTGGTATCAAGCCAGAGCGGCCGAATCCTCTCGGTCTTCCAGATCTGATCAAGCCCGCTGGTTGGAAAGCTCCGAGCCATGCTAACAACCATGGACTGCTCACAAAACTCAAAAAATAGTTTTGTTTCGAAAATAAACATGTACAATTAATCCAATTCTTGGTATAGTGGAACTATAATCAAGAAGGAAATGATAATGACTAATTTCGTGAAAAGCAATTTTGAATACCGTAACGGATACCTCCATTACAATACCGCTGATGGCGAACGTAAGTTTGTCGCCCGCTTCAAACGTGGTCCAATTACCAAAGCCAAGTTTCAAGCCGCGTTGATCAAGTATTATGATGTAGAAACCTACTTCGCCCGTCTCGGCGGAGCCTTCAACCCATACGGCCAAACTCCTTTTGGAATGATGATGTATGACGGCATTCTTTGCCGCCATTACAAAACTCACGAATTGATCCTTGACGGAAAGGCACTCTAATGGATAAGTATGACATCCTTCGCTCTCTTCCGAGTCTACCTCTTTTCAAAGCACGTGACTTTGCTATAGCAATTCTTCGTGAGATTCCCGTACCTCCGATGACTAATAGCAGCGAATCAGCTATACAGAAGCGAGCTAGAGTCAATAAACTCGTTCGTGATATTGAAAATGAAAACTCCTCGGTTTCTATTGGTAAAACTATGTGGAATCTTGATCAAGCCAAAGCAGGTTTGAATGTAGCAAACTCTGCGTGGGACAAACATTACAAAAGTATTTAAATTAAATGTGTACATATTATGAAAACTGTGGTAGATTAAAATTATGACTGAACTATTAGAAAAACTCAAAACCGTCTTTTCCGTAACCGAGCCTGGCTTGGTGATCGATAAAGATTTCCTGCAACTTCGTGAAGATATGAAGGCTCGCCTTAATCAAGGATCTCGAACCGACTTCAAGTTCACCAAAGACGTCGACTGTCTGGTCCTCGAAGAGTGGCTCATCAAGAAGAACATCGTTCTTGGCCCTCTGCCTGAGCATCTAACAAAGAATGGTGCATGCGTTTATGACGTTCGCATCGACGATGCTTACATCGATTTCAAATGCATCGATGAGAACCTGTACTATAACGTTTCTGAACAGAAACTGAATACACATCCATGGGTTCAAGCTGGCATCAATGCCGGACTCTTGACTCATTATTGTTTTTATCGGATGCATCGGCCTGAAGATCGACCTCTCCAAGAAAATGATGTAGTGACATTCGAATTAATCAATGTACTTAATTCGCAATATGTAGTAGATTCATTAATGCCTTCCAAATTCGATGGCAAATTTTATAAGGTGCCTAAATATGTCTAAAGAACGTGAATCAATTAAAGTCCTCCAAGAGTGTGCTGAAATCCAGCTGAAGAAGTCGAAAGACTATCAGAACGAAGCATCACGCATTCGCCAAGCTGACTACTATCCTCGTGGTGTAGCAACCATTACCGATCTCATCTATGCCAAGACTCTGCGTATGCAGTCCGTTATCGAAGCCATGGAAAAAGATCCTACATATACGCCGAACTTCGAATCCATTGTAGACTCTGCAATGGATTTGATTAACTATGCGTCGTTCGTAGTGGCTTATTCTCGTGGCAAGATGGACGGTCAAGATCCTAAGCGTGACTTCCTCAATCGTCCTGTTAAAATCGATGGTGCTAACGTTGGAGGTAATCTTGCTCAAAGTTGATGACATAATTAAAACTATGACTAAAAACTATATCAAATCGAAACCGAATGGATATAAGTTTACAGTCGAAAATCTTCAAGACGATTTGTATTTAACACCAGATTTTGAAGATCCTAATGATCCGCTTTTTCATAGTATCAATGATACTGTCCATGAGATAACGCGTAAGCAGTCTTTAGAACAAAATGGAATTTTAATTTTAAAGATTGGTAAATCTCCGAAGAATTCCCGCGGAGGTAGACGTCCTGCAAACAAATATCAAGTAGAGAAGGTTGCTAATGCTTAAAGTACAAGATATACGTGATCACTTCATCGGCGAACTGATGGACAGCAACTTTGTCATTGACAAAACTGGTGTCAAGACAATCGAGATGATCGGTGCCACATTCGAAGCTGATGAGCCAACCATCTTCGGCGAAATCAACGAAGACTACATTCAGCGTGAGCTTGACTGGTATAAGTCGATGTCACTGTATGTCGATGATATTCCAGGAATTACTCCTGCTATCTGGCAGCAAGTCGCTGACCGTGGTGGTAAGATCAATTCCAATTATGGTTGGGCTATCTATCACAAAGATAACCATCTGCAGTATGCTAATGTTCTGAACGAACTGACTTTTTCGCCGAACAGTCGTCGTGCAGTCATGATTTACACTCGTCCTACCATGTGGCAAGATTACAATCGTGATGGCATGTCAGACTTCATGTGCACCAATGCAGTGCAGTATATGATTCGTGATGGTCAACTCGTTGCAATCGTTCAAATGCGTTCGAACGATGTTGTCTTCGGCTATCGCAATGACTATGCATGGCAGAAATATGTTGCTGATCGTATGACAGAAGATCTCAACCTCTCACATCCGCCAAAGATCATTTGGCATGTCGGCAATCTCCATGTATATGAGCGACACTTTGATAAGGTAAAGTAATGGAATTAACCGAGTATTATGATGAGTATATCCGCTATTTCCATCTAGCAAAGGATCAGCAAGCCAAGTGTAATCTTGGCTCTGTACCATACCTCGAATCTGAAATGAACGACGACCTCTTAGAGAACGTAGAGCTCTATGACGTCGTCGAACGTAAGTTTGCGGGCTTCTCACAAATCGTCAACGATGTATTCTATGGATGGACTCCTGAACACCCATACTGGGACAAGATGGAGAAAGGTCATCACACATACCAACGCAAGACGATTGCCACCGACTGGACTGGTAAGCACTCTGACTTCAAGCTTGCCGAATGGTTGTATGTATTCCTTCTCCATCGTGTAACTGGTTCTGGTATCAACTACTCAGTCAAACCTTCAGGTTATTCGAATACGGTTCTTCCGCATCTCTACAAGTTTAAAACTATCGAAGAGATGACGCGGTTCATCAACGTTTATCCATATCCATTCTACACCTCGGTAGGTTATCAGTTCCCTTCATTTCCAAAGCCAGCTGCTGGTTACAAGAGAGGTGGAGACTATTACCTTTCTGAGTATGCACCACGTCTTTGCCGAGAAATGGCAGAGTGGCTCGAAGGCAACAACTCCAAGAAAGATCTCCGCGAAATCGGAGAATGGATGTTTGACTGGAATACCAAGAATGGACTTCGTGTTTATCGATTTCAGTATGCGGCATTCGTAGCAGACATCGCCGATTGGTATCCGCAATATGTCAATCTCGAAAGCCCATTTTATTACGGTACGAATGCTGTCGAGTGTATCTCGTATCTTGCTAACAACACTGGTAAGTTGCAAAAAGAAAAGTTCCTCGACAAGGTAATGGAGAAGATCTATGCAGACACAGGTGCGTTCCCCTACAATGCGGAAGATGTATGTTGCGACTTTATCCGATGGGTCGAGAACTATGTTAAGCCAGGATCGGGATACAACCATCTTGATTTCGACTCCGTCTGGTCATCCTGCAAAATTAAGGATCACCCGTATGGGCGCCAACGTGCGATGCTGGATCTGGGCCTCGTAAGAACTTTTAACGGCATGACAAACCATCCATCAGACGATACTATCCTCAAGCAAGCAGGCATGAGTGTAGCAGAATATAAGGCTAAAGTCCATGAACTTGTTAACTGAATTGCTGGGTGAACATGAGTTTGATATTCAGTATTCTAATATTGCCGAAGTCGAGTATGACGACAAAGGTAAACCTAAACAATCATGGATGAAAGATTGGACTCAAGAGGAGAGGACTGAAAAGTTCTTTGAGTTCTGTCGAGAGTATGACTTACGTCGCGACTCGCTTCTTCGTGACAACTACCAGCAGTTTAGCCATCGCTTGCATTGGCACGAGTGTCCGTTCGTCGATGAGATGAAAGAAGTCGACGATCCTCGAACTGTGCTTGAAGCTTGTCTCATCTTCTCGTTTAGTAATGAACACTGGAAGACTTTCAGAGCATGGAGATCTGGAGGTCCCGAAGCCATGCGTACTCGATTTATGACTGAACGTCATGCTCGATCAGATCTTTTTCAAATCTATTATCCAAAGGATACGAGTGTAAAAGATTGGCTATGTGATGTGCCGAATGATTTTGCTCACATCCATGCTGATCAAATCTTTGCTTCTCGTAATCGTCCTTATACGATGATGGAGTTTGCCAAGAAGTTGAACGAGATCTTTGTAAAGGAGTATGGATTCCGGAATGCCATGTATCCTTGCAAGAATGCGGCTCGACATGTGGCTATGAGTCATCCAGAATGGGTGGATCCTGACTCGTTTCTTCATGGCGGTACAGGTTACTTCGATGGTCTGAGTCAGGTGTTCGACTGCCCGAATCTCATGAGTAAGAGCAAGTACGAGATCAACGAATTCGGCGACTATGTTCCTCTGAACGATGCAGCGAAGATGCAAGTCGAGCATATGGATTATCTGAAGGCACATCCTTCCAATCCAATTCATACGCACAACTATCTGAATCTTGAAGACAAGTTGTGCATGCATTATAAGTATATGGCAGTCAAGTTTGGCGTGAAGTCACAGACGATGCAAATCCCTTATGATTGGGTATATCCCATTGAATGGTCTCTTCGGACCAATAATTATGATAGGCTAACGAATGGCGCATAACAAACATGTTATCGACGGAGTCAATAAAGACGTAGGCTTGTACGGATGGGAACAAGCCAGAGAATATTACCTCAACCTTGCAGAGACATGGACTGATCCCTATCCTGATCCAGTCGTAACAATACACGATGGCATTCGATGCGTACGAGACGATTTGATTACAGGAACGAAGGTTCGCGGCGGCGATTGTCTACTCTCAAGAATCAATCAGTCGACAATCGTATATGTCCAACCTCGCACTGGACTCGCTGGAGTTTCTCTTCTCGATGTAGCAAAACGCCACAACAAGAAGGTGAAGTTGTTCATGCCTTCTTCACAATCAATCTCTCATCATCAGGCATGTTGTATCGAGCAAGGAGCAGAAGCTTCGTTCCACCGTATCGCTGCGATGCCAAACCTGAACAAGATCGCCAAAGATTGGGCAGATTCTCAAGACGATGCGTTCTTCGTTCCACTCGGTCTAAAGCACGAGTTGGTCACGGCTGGTATCGTGAAGGCTGCATCAAAGATCGAAGCACCTGACGAAGTGTATGTGGCCATCTCGACAGGTGTTCTGTCACGTGCAATGCAAATCGCATGGCCAAATGCCAAGTTCCACTCGGTTGCAGTGTCTCGTAACCTCAAAGCTGGCGAACTCGGTCGAGCCGAAGTCATCTCTGAACCGATGCCATTTCAGCAGAGCGAGAAAGCAGAGAATCTTCCACCTTTCCCTTGCATAGATACTTACGACGGCAAGGTTTGGAAATACATTCCAAAAAATACTGGCAAGAACGTCTTGTTTTGGAATGTCGGCAAAGAGCCAGTGCTGAATGATCCTACGATCTACGAACGCGTAAATAGTTACCGCGATTGGCCAAAAAATGATGTACAATATAGAACACTTGATATATAAGGGATAATATGAAAACTCTTATTACATCTCCATTCACACCCGTATCTTCTAACATCCATTCGCATCGAGCTGCGCAAGCTGCCATCTATGCAGAGCAAATCTCTGTAGAGAATGGCGGATTGGTTCATCTCGATCGAACTGGTGATATTCATCATGACATCAATTCGTTTGATAGCATCTATGTGTATCATGGCAACGATTGGTTCGGTTCTCTGAATCTCTTCGGTGGTATGAAAAATTACGGGAACATCGACAACCTAATTCGATTCTCCAAAATTGATAAAACCAAAAAAGTCTATTCCCTTTGGATCGATCATCCAAAGTACAGCGAGATGCTCGAGCCTCGTCTGAATGGTGAAATCCATCCTGACTGGCATAAGGTCGATTGGGAAAACCTGAAGTATATCGAAAACAATGCCATCACAATTCGAGAGATTGAGATCGTAAATCGTGCAGTGGCTGGTGACAGCCATGCCATTTGCATGTATCGTCCTGGCTGGTTCGTCAACTCGGTTCCTTTCAAGACTTTACATGGCGCACTCAGAGAAGGCCTACAAACTTTCATTCAGCCTCACCACGAGATTGCTGAATTCTATTTCGGTAACATCGACGTACGCCACCATCTCTGTCGTCAGCCTGATCCTGAAGCGGCTACTCGAGATTTGGCGAATAGATACTATACACAACTCAGCAGCCTTGATCTGGCCAAGGTCTATGCATACGAGTTGCTTCCTATCGAACATGAATCGCGAGTCCTTCCAAAGACTGGATACTATAAAGGTACTCCGTTCTATGGTTCATGGGAAGATCGCAACAGATGTCGTCTGATCTTTAAGGATGAGATGAGAAAGCTGTGTGCTCGCGGCAGTGTCAACTTCATCGAGTGGGTTGATCCACTTCTCAACGATAGAGGTGAGCTCGACTTTGAATGCATGGAAAAGCCAAAGTCTGTGCATCTCTCCCGTAATTCATATCCGCATTGGCAAGGCCGTAAATGGAGCGGCCTGTCAGAAAATAAACCTGCAACTCTCGAGGACTTTTTTACATAATGAGCAAAGATAATTTTATTCCTGGTTTGCCAACGAAGCATCTCATCGATTATAAATACAATGAAGGCGAATCTCTGAAGGAGATCCAGTCTTATATCGATGCTACTTACGATCAGCATTATTCCCGAAATAAATTTCAAGCAACAGAATTCATCATTGATGCTGGTCATGGTACTGGTTTCAATATTGGGAATATGATGAAGTACACGCAACGATACGGTCGCAAAGGCGATCCTGCCGAATGGCGAAAGGACCTTCTGAAGGTTATCCACTATGCAATTATGCAACTCCACGTCCATGACACTGAAAATAAGGATTAATTATGGGTATTGAAATTAATGTTCCAATGGAAGAGCTACGCAAGCGCAAGCTCTTTATCGCCGCACCAATGTATGGCGGCCAATGCGCAGGTATGTTTACACGTTCGATTGCAGATCTCTCTGCACTCTGCACACACTACGGAATCCAAGTCAGATTCTACTTCTTGTTTAACGAGTCTCTGATTACTCGAGCACGCAACTACTGCGCCGATGAGTTCATGCGTTCAGGCGATACACACTTGATGTTCATCGACTCTGATATTGGATTCAATCCGAATGACGTGATCGCGCTACTTGCTCTACAAAATCCTGATCCATCAGTAGATAACTACGACATCATCGCTGGTCCATATCCTAAGAAGTGCATCAGTTGGGAAAAGATTAAGCTTGCTGTCGATAAGGGCATGGCTGACGAAAATCCAAACGATCTTGAAAAGTTTGTTGGTGATTACGTCTTCAATCCAACAGGTGAAACCCGAGAGATTGCTCTTGGTCAACCAGTCGAAGTACTTGAATCCGGAACTGGATTCATGATGATTCGCCGCCAAACTTTTGAGAAATTTCAAGAAGCTTATCCTCAGCAGTTCTACAAACCTGATCACGTTCGTACAGAACACTTCGATGGTAGTCGTGAAATCATGGCTTACTTCGATACGCCGATCGATCATAAGCGTACGAACATCAATGCCGAGCTTGAAGAATACTTGAAAAAGAATCCAAAAGCAAAAGCAAAAGAGATTGTAGACTTTGTGAAAGATCCGAACAATGGTTTGATCAAAGATTACTCGAAGCGATACCTTTCTGAAGACTACATGTTCTGTCAGTGGGTTCGCAATGCTGGTATGCATGTATGGCTATGCCCATGGATGGAACTGAAGCACGTTGGTTCGTATGTATTCGGTGGTTCTCTACCAGATATTGCACGTATCGGTGCTGCAGCAACTGCAGATCCTTCTGCACTTGGTAAAAACAAATAAGTGTACAATTAATACAAACCTTGGTATATTGAATATTCCGAACATATGGAGATTTATTATGAAATTAGATAATGATACGTTGCAAGTACTCAAGAACTTCTCGGCTATTAACAAGAACATCATGTTCAAGCCTGGAAATGTGATCCGTACTATTTCGAGTACAAAATCTGTTCTTGCGAAAGCAACAATTAAACAAGAATTCGACAAGGGTTTTGCCGTATACGACCTCTCACGGTTCATCGGCACGCTTTCCTTGTTTAATGATCCTGAGATTGAAATCAAGGATTCGTACGTCGAACTCATCGAAGGCAACAATCGGTTTCAGTATGCTGTCACTGATCCTTCGCTGATCATCGTTCCACCAGATCGTGAGATTGAACTGCCTAATCCTGAAGTCAACTGCTTGATTTCAGAAGAAGCACTCAATCGAGTGATGAAGGCTCTGGCAGTTTCTCAGCTTCCTGAAATCGCCATCGTTGGTAAGAACGGCAAGATCTTGCTTCAGGCTGTCGATACTCGTGGCACTAGCAACGACTCGTTCAGCGTCGAAGTTGGTGAGACTGAAGCTCGCTTCCGCATGGTATTCCGTTCGGATTGTATGAAGTTGATTCCAGGTTCTTATGACGTATCGATCTCTTCCAAGGGCCTCAGCCACTGGAAGGGTGCAACAGTAGAATATTGGATTGCTGTTGAATCCAACTCCTCGTTCGAGGCTTGATTATAATGGGCGGTGTTTCGGCATCGCCCACTTTTTGTGACGGAGATATATTATGCTTGAAGATTTTTTGTGGGTCGAGAAGTATCGCCCAAAGACCGTGTCCGACACTATCCTGACTGACGAACTCAAGAAAACATTTCAACAGTTCGTAGATCAGAAGAACATTCCTAATCTCATTCTCTCTGGCACCGCAGGCGTTGGTAAGACGACTGTGGCCAAAGCCATGTGTGAAGAGCTTGGATGTGACTACATCGTTATCAACGGTTCGATGAATGGCAACATCGATATGCTGCGTAACGACATCTCTCAGTTTGCTAGCTCTGTGTCCTTGATGGGTGGCAGAAAGATGGTCATCCTCGATGAGGCCGACTATCTGAATCCTCAGTCCACACAGCCAGCTCTACGTAACTTTATGGAGGAATTCAGTGCAAACTGTGGATTCATTCTTACTTGTAATTTTGTCGATCGGATTATTGAGCCGCTCCATTCTCGATGCTCGGTTATCAAATTTAAGATTCCTAAGTCGGAACTCCCATCTCTTGCCAAACAATTTATGCAAAGAGTATGTGGAATCCTCGAGACTGAATCGGTTTCTTATGAAAAAGCGGTCGTTGCTGAAGTCATCAAGACACACTTTCCAGATTGGCGACGTGTTATTAATGAGCTCCAACGTTATAGTGCTACTGGCGGGATTGACACTGGGATTCTTAGGAATTTCTCGGATTCTGCTCTTGCCAAGCTGATCGGTTACATGAAAGATAAGAACTTCACAGCCGTTCGTAAGTGGCTTGGAGAGTCTGACATCGAACCTACCGAATTCTTCCGTGCCTTCTTCGATAAGGCCGAAGATCATATTGGTAAGGGTAGCATGCCTCAGTTGGTGCTACACCTCGCAAAGTACCAGTATCAAAATGCATTCGCTGCGGATCCTGAGATCAACCTCATGGCATGTTTGACCGAGATCATGGCTGACTGTGAGTTTCTGTGATTTGGAAAAAGAAAACCTGCCCAGTCTGTGAGAATAAGTATCCTAAGACTGCTCGATTTCATGAGCTCCGTTTAGAAACTTTAGACGGAACTCATGAACTTGAGATTTGTGAAAAATGTGCAGACTTCCTTGATGAGTCTGCCGACGTTATTATGAAAGGACGTAGCGATGAAGGCATTCGACTTCGTGACATCGATCAACTCGACCAAGAAGAACCTGATGAAAGGTACGGAGAATGACACACTCGCCGAGAAGACATACAGTCCTTGGCTAACGAATCGTTCTCTGTCTTACTTTGCGGATAGTATCCATGCCGCAAACATGATGAACTGCAACCACCACCTCGACAACAAACTCCAATATTCTTTTTTGATAAATATCATACGACCTAGCAAACGCTTTGCGAAGTGGGTGAAAAAAGAAAAGGATGGAGATCTCGAAGCGGTTGCAGAGTATTACGGTTATAACCGCCGTGCTGCCAAGGCAGCTCTTGATATCCTCTCCTCTGAACATATAAAAATAATAAAGAAAAAGATTCAGAAGGGTGAAACATGAGTGTTTTAGAAAGTTTAATTGAAGTGAGGCTCGGCGAAGAGGATGATTTCCTAAAAGTTCGTGAAACTCTGACTCGTATCGGCGTGGCTTCTCGTAAGGACAAGACTCTTTATCAGTCTTGCCATATCCTACACAAACAAGGCAAATATTATATCGTCCACTTTAAAGAGCTCTTTGCTCTTGACGGTAAACCTTCAGATTTCTCTGAAGAAGACAAAGGTCGAAGAAATACAATAGTCAAGCTTCTCTCCGACTGGGGATTGATCGCTGTTGTTGATCAAGAAAAGATCACAGAGCCTCAGACTCCATTGAACCAAATTAAGATCCTTCCATTCAAAGAAAAAAATGAATGGAGTCTCGTGACAAAATATAATATAGGAAGAAAGAAATGAGCAATCCAGTAAGGTTTATAGAATTTATTAACGAAACAGGTGGCAAGTATCTTGTCAATCTCGATCTTTTAATTGGTGTGGTTGAGCATCGTGGAAAAGTGATGATTCGTACAGTCGATGATCGCGGTTCTGATGCCATTCTCGACACTATCGATGAAGTGATTGAAAAGCTGGCAGCGTTTAATATCCCAATTATTAAATAAGTTATTGATTTAAATCAAAACTAAAACGCGCTTGGATGATTCTGAGCGCGTTTTTTTGTGTACATTATTGTCAAAACATTGTATCCTGGGTATATGATGATGAAAGGAAATATTGACATGCTTACTCTCTCGGACATCAACGTTCTTACCAACTCTAAGGATGGTGACATCTACTCGGACCTTTACAAGGACGTGTACGGCAGCCGTCCTCGTTACGCGCAGTTTCGTGATCTTGAAGAATTTCAAGATGACTACGACTTCCTCTGCAATAAGCTTGATGAGCAGATCGAGCAGCAGCAAGTCGAGCAAGCTCGTAACTTTGATGAGTTTGTTGCTCGTGTCGAAGAGA